TGGCGACCTGCTTCTGGGCCTCGCCTGCCGCAGCAGTCGAACCCTTAAACGAGTCAAAGAGCGACGCCGCTGCTGATGCCTGCTTGCCAAGGTTCTGTAGCTGGCGGTCAACCTGCGACAGCCCCTTGGTCATGCCGTTGGCATTGGCCGAGAACTGCACGCCAAGTCCGATCACCGTCGCCATCAGTCACCTGCCAGGTCTCTTGCCAACTGTTCCAACGCTTCCTGCATCTGCAGCTCGTGCTGCGGTGCTTTCACCACCGGAACAAAGTCTTCCGCCTTTGGGGTCCTGCCACGCGGGCAGTACGGCGCGAGTGCCGCACTGGCCACGAGGCCCGTCTGCCGCCACGTGTCAGGAAGTGGGTGGAAGTGCCGGTGGATTGCAATCCACTCGGCGAACTCCCTGCTATCCATTTCCCGACACAACTGCCTGACCGTCATTCCGAGATGTGCCGCCAGACGAAACAGAAAGACCCTCGTCGGGCGGAGTGCTAGTTTTTTGCGAGTTCCTCTACGTCCTTGTCGGTGAGGGCGTTGTGCTCCATCGCCTTTGCCCACACCCTCGACATCACCTTGGCCGACTTCTTCGCCAGCTGCTCGACCTCTGCGTCGGTGAACAGCCTCGCGCCCTTCTCGTCACACAGGCAGCGTGCCAGGAACTTCGTGCGGAAGTTCTCCACGCCCTTGCCCTTGTTGGCCACCCAGTCGTTCTCGTAGCTGTCTCTCTCCCCGCATGTCATCACGCGAACGAAGACGCTGCCACCCCACTCCTTTACCTTGACCTCGAGGAGGCCCAGGTCGTCCGCTGCCAGAATCTGTTCTTTCGTCAGTGCCAAGGTTTCACCCGATGAGGTCGAACGTGAACGTGTAACGCGTCACATCGTTGGCAGCCGCAGTGGCTCCCTTGCCTGTACATACTGCGTTGTATGTCAAGCTGATGCCGCCGCCGCCTATGCTCAGCGAGCCGTACTGGCCCCAATTGAAAGACGCCGGCGCGAGCGCCTCTGCGGTCACGCTGCCGCCGCTTGGTGCATAGGCACCGTCGCGACCTATAGGCAGGCCGCCGCCAAGCTCAAGCTGCACGCTTGTAAGCTGTGACAGCGAAGAACCGGCAAACGACACCGAGCAGCCCTGCGAGTAAGTCGCCACGGAAGCCTCCGTAGCGGACTAGACCCGCGCGACTCGGAAGGTGGCCTGGCCTCGCACCGCGTCATTAACGGCGAGCGTGACGCTCGACGAGCTCACGGTGGCCGCAGCACTCAGCGTCAGGCCGCCAGCGATGACCAGGGTGCCGGTAAGGCCGTCAGTGATCGGCACAGTGCCGAGGTACTCCATGCTGACCTCGCGGCCCGTGTCGGTCGCCGAGCCACGCAGTGGTCGGTCCATCGTCGCAACGGAACTGCCAGCAGACTGGCCGAGGTGCGACACGTCAATCGTGTCTCCAGCCGCCACGTCGGTCATCGAGTAGGTGATGTTCGTGACGGTATACGCGGTGCCGGCGAAGGTCAGCGTCGTGCCCTGAGCGTGCGAAGCCATGTATTAGTTCTCCACCCAAAATAGGTCGTAGGTTTGCCGGACCAGATAGAGCGAGTTTTCCGCTCCATCTATCTCCACCAGGTCGTCGGCCTCGTCCATCAAGGACGCCTGCCGCACCTCCGTATTGTCGAGAACGCCAGCGAACCCATCCAGAACCCGCCGGCACTTATCTGCCAAGTCTCGCGCCGCCTCGTAGGTCGTGCCGTAGACGTACAACTCGACTGTGACACGCGGCAGCCCTACCGGGCCACCCATAGCCATCTCGCGGAGAACGCGGGCACGCCGCCAGATGATCAGTGGAAACTGGATCGGAGCAGGCCCGACGTACCGAAGCGGGTAGATGCGGCCACTGATCAACGCCTGCACGTCGGCGTTGGCCACAAGGGCATTTCGCAGGATCGCTTCCGGGGATTTCAGTGCCATCAGAACGGCCCCTGTGCGGATTTTGCTTTGTCGGCAACTTCGCGGACTGCATTTTCAAATGCGGTCTTCATCTCTTGCAGCATGAAAGACTCAACCTTTTCGCGGGTCTGCTCCCATGCTGAGCGAATAGGTGGCCTGCCGTACGAGCCGCCAATGGGCATCTTTCCGGTGGACGCGCGAGTACCTCTATCTGTGCGGCGGAATCGCTCCTCGGTGCCGAACTCGACGAGCCCCTGGTGGTAGCCCAACTTTTCCTTGTTGTACGGCTCGTTCATCCTGCGGCCAGAACGAAACCCGAGGATGGCGATGCCGACGCCAGTTCTCGGGTATCGTTTGCTCTTGATGGCAATAGAACGTCGAAGGTTGCCTGTCGGGCCGCGAGGCGTTGCAGCCTTAAGAGCGTCCTTTGCGCCGCCCTTTTCGGCAGCACTGCGCAACGCTGAGGCCATGTATTTGGCAGATAAAGTTTTGCCGAGGCCCAGAATCTGCTTGCGGATTTCCTCCAGCCCAGGCACGTCTGCGGTGATTCGGATGCCGACCTGCTCAGCCATTGCGTCGCTCCATGCAGATGGCCTCGTGCTCGGTGCGGTTGCCGTGCTCGAGCAGGCTGGAGATCTCCAGCGTGCGGCCACGCCATGCGAAACGCATCTGGCTGTTGAGTCCCGGCAGGTAACGCAGCCGCAGCCGGTGGGTCACGGTCGTCTCTTGCTGGCCAGCTGTCAGAGCCTCGCGGGCCGAGACGCCCTCGACGCTGGCCCAGACGGCCGAAGAGTCGGACCACGCCAGCACGGTCTCGCCGAGGGCATTGGTGGTGCCGCTGGCCACCTGGACGGTCACACGCTCTCGTAGGTCGCCGGGTCGGATCATTCCACCACGGTACGGGCAAAGCCGGGGATACTGGCAGTTTCAGGCTAAATCCCCGCCGCCTCGACAAACGCCTGATCGACTTGAGCCTCTGTGAGTCCGAGAGCCGCTGCTAGCGGCACGAGCATCGGGTGCGACCGCTCGACGTACGGAGCGTAGTCCCACTCCACCCTCACAGAGTCTCGCTGTAACTGGTCCGGGATCGCGTCGATGGCTGCGTCCACCGCCGCGAGGCTGATGCCTTGGCGAAGCAGCCAGAGGCGTATCTGGCGAGCGGAGACGCTGGCCGGAACAGAGTCGTCCACTGCCTGCTGATTCATGCCGACGAAGTTGCCAGCCTCGTCACGCACTTCCCAAGTGCGGATGCCATCGATCACGCCGAGGTAGGTGGTCGTCATGAAATCCGCCCATAGATCATGAAGTTGCCATTTGATACGGTCGTGGCCGCAGTCGGCATATCAGACAAACCAGTGACAACACCCGCAGCCATTGGCGGCAGTCGCGTGATCGCGCCTGTTGTAACCGTGCCCGCTTGCCATGTTCCGGCCGTGCTGCCGACAACCAGCACGCCAGCGGCATATCGCGTTCCAGCGACAATGCTGTACGAGGCTGGGTATCCGTCAGTTGCAAACGCGCGAGAATAAATCGTCTGGGAGGCGTTTCCGATTGTTGTGTCGTTTGCCGTCCGTGCAACCATCGTAATTATCGGTGACGTGCCCGTGACAGAGTCGACAATCGTCTCGTTCACGGTAAAAAGCGCAAACCTACACAGCGACAGCGAGGCAGTGGCAGTGCCGCCCGTTATAAATGTCAGTGTGGTGGCGGTAAACGAGTACGGGGCTGTAAAAAACGCCAGCATCAGACTTCCCGAGAATGCCGCCGCGTTGCCGATAGTGCCGTGCCCGCGAGGCAACCAGTCAATTGATGTATTCGTGGTCTGCATCGCCCATCGCAGGTTTTGGTTGACTGTGACGTTGCTGCTCAACCTCGCATCGGGCAGTGTGCCGCTCGTGAGGTCGGAAGCCGATGTCGTGGCGATCCCGCCGCCCGAGGTTCCGACCTCGAGGTAGACGGGCGATTCCCACTGGTAGATCCGCGACGTGTCCTCGGCCAGGTACAGTGCAGAGCTCGACCCGGTGGCTGGGAAGTTTGCAATAGACGCATAGACCAGCGAGGCTTGCGGGCCTGTGGCTCCCGTCGCACCAGCCGGTCCCTGTGGGCCAGCTGAGCCCGTGGCCCCCGTGGCCCCCGTGGCACCCGTGGCACCCGTGGCACCCGTGGCACCTGCTGGCCCCTGCGGGCCTTGCGACCCAGTGGCACCAGTGTCGCCAGCTGGGCCTTGTGGACCAGTGAGACCAGTGGCTCCTGTCAGTCCTGTGTCGCCCTTAGCTCCAGCCGCGCCTGCAGGCCCCTGCGTGCCAGTTGCACCAGTTGCTCCCGCAACACCCTGCGGCCCTTGTGGGCCTGTCGGTCCCGCTGGGCCTGTGTCGCCCTGGTCACCCTTGGCCCCAGCGGCTCCTGTCGCACCAGTGGCTCCGGTGGCACCGGCAACGCCTGCCGGTCCTTGGATACCTTGCGGCCCCGTGGAACCCGCA